ACTCCTACCAGAATAAACACAATAAATTATGTAACTATTGCATCTACCGGTAATGCAATTGATTTTGGCGATTTAACCATAATAAATGCATATCTTTGTGGGATTTCAAACTCAACAAGAGGTCTTTTTGCAGGTGGCGAAAATCCGTCACTTATTAATGTGATATCTTTTGTTACTATTGCGACAATAGGAGACGCGCAAGACTTTGGAGATTTAATTAATCCTACAGGTCAAATTGCAGGATGTTCATCATCAACTCGTGGTATTTTCGGTGCTGGTGCTGTTGGACCAACAGAGTCAAATGTAATTCAATATGTAACAATATTAACAACAGGCAATGCAATAGATTTTGGAGATTTAACTGTTCGTAGAAATGGTCCTGCTGCCTGCTCCAACTCTCACGGAGGTTTATAAGAAATGACTATTTTACGCGCAAATACAATCTCTGGTATTGGAAGTGATGGTCCGGTCTTTGATGGAAGTTTAGAGTTTAATAGTCAGAACTATGTGATTCTACCAAAAGGAACCACAGATAATAGAGTTGGTCTTGGTTCAACCGCAGGAGCATTGAGATATAATACTGATAGTAATAAGGTAGAACTTTGGGATGGAAACCAGTGGGTAGAAGTTCAGTCAAGTCGTCCAGACCTGAATGGTGGTGCTCGTGGTGTCTGGGGTGGAGGTAGAGAGGGTGCAACACTACAAAATGTAATAGATTACATCACAATATCTTCTACAGGAAATGCTGCAGACTTTGGCGATTTAACACAAGCAAGAAGAAGAGTTTCTGCCTGTTCTTCCTCCACAAGAGGTGTATGGGGCGGTGGGTATGATCCAGATAGAAGTACTATTGATTTTGTAACTATTTCATCAACGGGAAATGCAACATCTTTTGGTAGTTTAACAACTGCAAGAAGAACTCCAGGTTCTTTATCAAACTCAACTAGAGGTATATGGGCAGGTGGAAGTACTGGTCCAGCAATTCAAAATATTATTGATTATATTACTATTGCAGCAACAGGAAATGCTGTTGACTTTGGAGACTTAACGGTTTCTCGTGATGGTCCTCAAGGCTGCTCATCACCAATTCGTGGTATTTTTGGCGGAGGATATTTATCACCAACAGGAAATAATAGTAATGTTATTGATTACATAACTATTTCTACATTAGGAAATGCGACTGACTTTGGAGATTTAACAGTTACAGTAAGAAACTGTACTGCCTGTTCTAATCCAATAAGAGGGTTATTTGGAGGTGGATACACCCCTACAGGAATAAACACAATACAATATATAACTATTGCATCATTGGGAAATGCAGTAAGATTTGGGGATTTGACCAGAACTGGTGGACCAATGCAAGCAGTTTCGAGTTCTATTCGTGGTTTATGGGGAGGTGGTTATGTTGCACCATCACCAGGAAACACAAATATTATTGACTATGTGACAATACAGGCACAAGGAAATGCAGTTGATTTTGGAGATTTAATTGTTTCAAGAGCAGCAGCGGGTGCCTGCTCCAACGGTCACGGAGGATTGTAAAAACCGACCAAGCATCCTATAATAAATAATACAGTTATAATAAAATTGAACTGATATGACGGATAAAAGTTCTGCTATTACTTCAGTAGACATTACACCAGGCGCAGAGATTTCAGTCACGACGCTAAAGAAAGACCTAGCACAACTTGCAAATGGTCCTCTGCCGCAGGAATACAAAGGAATGCTCACTCACATTGAGGAGACGCTTCCTGCGACTCAAGCAGCGTGTGATAATTTCTACAAGTCACACTCACAGATGATGACTGTGACGCTTGATATTACTGATCTCACACCGATTCGTAGCATCAAGCATACACTTGCAGCGATTGAAAGAACGAAGAGTGCTCTTGCAGAAGCACAAATCAATCGTCGCAAGAACGAAATTAAAATCAAGAAGAAGCAAAGAGAGATTGATGCTTGTGAGGATGATCTCGATCGTGAGGAACTAGAGATTGAAATGATTGAGTTGATGAACAACAATATGAACATCGAAAACTCAATGAAGGGTGCGATTCGTAAGATGTCGTTTCTGATGACTCAATATCGTTCTGTTCTGGACCACATCGGTAAGGACCATATTACCGAAGAAGACTATGAGCGTGAAGAGAAGCGTTATCACGTGATGACTGCTCTGAAGCAAGCATTGAACTCTGCACGTCCTCGTGGTGGTGTGATTGACGAAGGCAACTCTATCTATCTGTTTGATATTGGAGTCAATGTTGCTCACGCACAAGCAGAAATCTTCAACTATCTGAAGATTGAAAACGAACTGATTGCAAATGGTCAAGCACCATCGCACGAAATGACGATGGAATGGTTAGAGAAGTGTGCTGATAAGTTCCAAGACTGTGCAGAACGCTTTGCAGAAAGTCGTGGATTTAAAGTTCTGGATGAGAAATCCCTTGCTCACCCAGAACAACCACCACTACTCCCATCGACAGTTGACCAAGAGTTTGCTAAACTGAAAGCAGTAGAAGAGAACTGATTATGAATTTGCATTTGGTGATTGGAACTCCTATGTATGGTGGTATGTGTACGAGTGAATATACACAATCGATTATTCATCTTTCAGAAGCAGCAAATAAGTCTGGTGTTAAGTTCACCACCATCTTTCTAGGCAATGAATCTCTGATTCAGCGTGGAAGAAATACGATTGCTCATCATTTTCTTTCACTTCCTGATGCGACTCATCTGATGTTCATTGATGCAGACATTAAGTTCCGCGTCGAAGATGTAGTTCAGATGATTAAGGCAGACAAAGGTTTAATCATCGGACCAGTTCCTCTCAAAGGATATAATTGGGAAGAGATTCGCCAGAGAGCATTGAGAGGTGAACAAAACATTAACGATACTGGTGGAATATTTAATATCAATCATCTTCCTGGTATTGAAATGGAAGATGAAAATACTCCATTTGAAATTGAGCACGGTGGTGGTGCTTTTATGTTGATTCGCCGTGATGTCTTTGAGGAACTTTCTCCTCATACATCAACTTATACAAATGGTGGCGCATCACTTCCCGATGGTGCAGAGATTAAAGATTTCTTCCGTGTAGAAGTTGATAAAGAAAAACAGCATCTTCTTTCGGAAGACTATTTCTTCTGTCATTCTTATCGTCAGATTGGTGGTAAGGTTTGGATTGCTCCGTGGGTTCGCGCAGGTCACTTTGGAAGTCATCTATTCAATGGGCATTATGCTCGTTCTTATAAATAACTAAAAAACATAGGGATAATGACTGCACAACATCCTATTATTAAGTATCGTTTAACCAGAGACGGAAGAGTTCCAGAGTTTCTTTGTAAGGAAGAAGGTGCTTTTGCCGGTGTTTACGGTGTGAATACCAACAAACCTGGTTATATGCCGAAGTGGTTATCTCCACAAGAAACTCAATTTCTTGGAATGGGTTGTGGACCAATTGACCCAGATGGATGTCCTTCTTGTGTAGAAGTCATTGAGACCAAAGAAGAACTGGAAACTTATATCACTGGAATCTCAGCAACCTGGACCACAAGAACCACTGGAGTTACAGGAGTCAGCACAGAGACCACTACAGGGACTCTGGAGGCGTGGAATGCTGGTGAGGACTATACTGGTCCTGGACTGACCACAACCACCACTGATAAGGTTGTAACCCCTGCTCCTGCTGGTAATGTCGTTGGTGTTACGACTTCTTATACAGACTCCGTAACAACAAGTGATACTGATGGTGTTGTTACAAAGACTGTTGTAAAAACCTTTACCGAAACAACGGAAGTTGAGAATCCATTTGACCCTGCTGCAGCAACTGACGAACTCTGGGCAAAATACGAAGCAGTAAACGAACTCTGATTACTTTATGAAAACTTATTATTTTGACTGTGGACTTCCACGTTCGGGGTCCACACTTTTGACTGCATTGTTGAATCAAAATCCTCAAATACACGCAGGCACATTGTCTCCTGTATTTGAGGTAATGTATTATACTAACGACAGACTACAAGGAGAACAGGCACAAGCATTTCCAAAACCACAAATCTTTAAGCGTATGGTAGGAAATGTGATTGATACTTATTATGATGATGTGAAAGAACCAGTCGTCATTGATAAGTGTCGTGCTTGGAGTGCTCATATTGATTTAATTAAACAATATATCACACCAGACCCTAAAATTATTTGCACCGTAAGGCATCCACTGGATATTCTTGTGTCGTTTATTGACCTGATTAATAACAGTCGCTCGGTGTCTTTTATTGATAAGGCACTACTACAGCAAGGAATGTTTATCACCAATGATACTCGGTGTAACTTGATGATGAATCCTGGTGGTATTGTATGGGAATCAATGAATGCACTGGCGACTGCATTTCGTCAGAATCAAACACAACACATTCACTTCATTCAGTATGATGAGTTGGTAAGTGACCCTAAAAGAGTAATGCAAGGTATTCATTCTTTCTTAAGACTGAAACCATATGAATATGACTTTGAGAATATCGAAGCAAAGTATCGTGAGAAAGACACGGAGGTTTATGGTCTTCCAACGATGCACGAAGTTCGTAAGAAAGTCGAAAAGACTTCAAGGCATTATAGTGAGGTATTAAGTGAGGAGGTCATAAATAAATATAAGAATATGGACTTCTGGAACAGATAATAGATGTCTGAAGCAAGGATTAACCGCATATCAAATGAATTGGGAACGGGTGGTCCTATTGTTTCGGGAATCACAACTTTTTCGAATGTAAATTATTTCGTACCACCAAGAGGAACCACAGCGGAGAGACCATCCAATTGCCCACCAGGTTCTATTCGCTTTAACACTGATGGTGCTCATCTGGAATACTTTGATGGGTTGCAGTGGTTGGAGATGGAAGCGTTTAATAATGAGTTAGGAGTGAATGGTGCTTTAGGTAATCGTGGTTTGTTTGGTGGTGGTTATACTCCAACTCGAACCAATACTATTGATTATATTACCATATCAACATTAGGAAATGCATTAGATTTTGGAGATTTAACTGATGTTAGATCAGGTCTTGCTGCCTGCTCTTCTTCAACTCGTGGTTTATTTGCTGGAGGACATTCTTCAAGTGTTTTGACTGATACAATTTATTTCTTAACATTTTCATCCACAGGAAATACTAGTAGTTTTGGAACATTAACAGCAGGAACTAATAGATTTTTTCAAGGATGCTCCAACGCAACTCGTGGATTATTTGGTGGAGGTCAAGGTCCAGGATATTCTTATAGAAATAATATAGAGTATGTAACAATAGCATCCGCAGGAAACTCTGTTGATTTTGGAGATTTGATGAACGCTGCAAATCTTGCTGCTTCACTTGCTTCTTCTACAAGAGGCATATGGACCGGTGGTTACAATAATCCAAGTGCAAATTTAATTAATTATGTTACAATTTCAACAACCGGAAATGCAGTATATTTTGGAGATTTAAGTGCTTTAAGATATTCAGTTTCTGGTTGCTCAAATGCAACTCGTGGGTTATTTGGTGGTGGAGTTTATCCAAGTCCTGTTGGAACTTTAAATATAATTGATTATATAACAATTGCCTCAACAGGAAATGCACAGGATTTTGGTGATTTAACAGTTAGAAGAAACAGCAATGCATCTTGTTCATCTCCAACTCGTGGAGTATGGGCAGGTGGTTATAATCCAGCAACGCCAACCAATGCAGATAATACAATTGATTATGTAACTATTGCATCAACAGGAAATGCAATTGATTTTGGTGATCTACCTACATTTTCTGTTCGTGGTTATTTTGCAGGTCTCTCCAACGGTCACGGAGGTCTATAATGTCTGAATTTAAGTCATCAAGTTTTAGAAACGAAGACAACAGTGGTGCTCCTGATATTGTTGGAGTGTCTTCATTCACTTCACCATTTTACTTTGTTCCACCATCAGGCACCACAGCACAGAGACCTTCTGGTGATGGACTTGCACCAGGAATGTTGAGGTTTAATACTGATATTGGAAGACTGGAAGTATGGAGAGGAGACCATTGGGCAACGATACTTGGTGAGTCTCCAGACTTAAATGGTGGTGCTCGTGGTTTGTTTGGTGGGGGATATGAAAGTAGTCCAGTCAATACCATAGAATACAATACTATTTCAACTTTAGGAAACTCTATAGATTTTGGAGACTTAACTACTTCTAGATTTAGGTCTGGATATTTCAGTTCATCAACAAGAGCAGTATTTGGAGGAGGTCAAAATCCATCAGTACTTTCTAGTATTGAATATGTAACTATTTCATCAACAGGAAACGGAATCTCATTTGGAAATTTATCTACAGGAACAACTTATTTTTCTGGTTTATCAAATTCTACTCGTGGAGTTTTTACTGGCGGGATAGTACCAACAGCACAGAATGTTATTTCTTATGTAACAATTGCATCAACAGGCAATACTCAAGATTTTGGTGATTTATTAGACACAAGATATTATCATACAAGTTGCGCTTCTTCAACTAGAGGTATTATTGCTGGCGGTGTCGGTTCTCCAGGATTAACGAATTCAATTGAATATATTACAATTTCCACAACAGGAAATTCTTTAGACTTTGGTGATTTGACTGTTAGTGTCAGGGAGAGGTCATCTGGCAGTTCTAATTCTACTCGTGGTGTATTTGGTGGTGGTAGAACTCCAACACTACTAAATTCAATAGAATTTGTAACTATTGCATCAATAGGAAATTCTCAAGATTTTGGAGATTTGTCAAATTTAACCAACGCACCAGCATCTTGTGCATCTCCTACTAGAGGATTATTTGCAGGAGGTTTTGCTCCAGGAGTAGTAAATACTATTGAATATATTACTATATTAACAACAGGAAATGCACAAGACTTTGGAGACCTTTTAGCAGGGAGAAGTCAGATTATGGCGTGCTCCAACGGTCACGGAGGTTTATAAGAAATGACTAGACTTAATATCAGAAGACTTACCAACGAAAACGAAGACGGAGCACCAAGAGTTTCTGGTATTTCTACGTTTTCTTCCACTGCATTTCTTGTGCCCCCAAGAGGAAGCACAGCACAAAGACCATCAGACAATCTTCGTGGTGGTATGATGCGTTTTAATACTGATAGTGGTCATTTGGAGTATTATGATGGGAGTCAATGGACTGATGTTCTTGTACAAGAAACCATAACAATTGGTGCTCGTGGCGTTTATGGTGGTGGAAATCCTAATGTTAATGTAATAGATTATATTGCCATTGCAACAACTGGAAATGCAACAGACTTTGGCGATTTAACCGTTGCCAGAGGTGGTGGAATGGGTGGTTGCGGGTCTCAAACTAGAGGTTTATTTGGTGGAGGTTCTCCCGCTCCAACATTTAGGAATGTAATTGATTACATCACTATAGCAGCAACTGGAAACGCAATAGACTTTGGAGATTTGACACTCGCTAGACAAGAGACTGATAGTTGTTCAGATGCAACTCGTGGTGTGTGGGGTGGAGGAGAAGGACCAGGTGTAAATACAAACATAATAGACTATGTAACTATTACATCAACAGGAAATGCACAAGACTTTGGTGATTTATGGAGTGGTAAGTATGGTTCAAATTCTTTAGCAGGAAAAACTAGAGGACTCTTCTATGGTGGAGGTGTTGGAGCAGATAATACAATTAATTATATTACAATTCAATCTACAGGTAATTCTATTGATTTTGGAGATTTAACTGTTGGTAGGCGTAGTGGTGGAGGAGGATGCTCATCATCAATTCGCGGACTGATGGGTGGAGGTTTTCCGAATACTAATGTAATTGATTACATTACAATTTCATCAACTGGAAATGCAAATGATTTTGGAGATTTAAGTAGTGCTTCTTACGGAAATAGAGGAATGTCTTCACCAACTCGTGGTGTTTGGGCAGGACTAAACAGCACTAATACAATTGAATTTGTTTCAATTTCAACTTTGGGAAATACGCAAGACTTTGGAGATTTGACTGTTGCTCGTGGATACGCTGCAGCAACTTCCAACGCTCACGGAGGACTATAAATATCACTATGGAGAAACTCATATAAATGGCAGCAGCACCAGGAGCATTACGATTTAATAGCGACTCACAAAAACTGGAACTCTTTGATGGGAATCAGTGGGTAGAGATTGTTGCGACTTCTCCTGACTCACAGACTGGTGGTGCTCGCGGTGTAATTGGTGGTGGATGGACTGGTGCAATAAGTAATGTTATTGATTATATCACAATATCTACCACAGGAAATGCAATTGACTTTGGAGATTTAGTTACTGCAAGATATGCTACTGCTGCTTGTTCTTCTTCAACTCGCGGTTTATTCACAGGAGGAAGAACAGACCCTGCAGTAGCAAGATATAATAACATTGAATTTATAACAATATCATCAACAGGAAACACACAAGATTTTGGAGATTTAAATAATTTAAATGTTTCTCCTGGCGGATGTTCAAATTCTACTCGTGGAATATTTGCCGGTGGATATAATCCAACGTTTTTAAATGTAATTGATTATGTAACTATTGCAGCAACAGGAAACGCAGTAGATTTTGGAGATTTAACTGAAGCAAAATTTGCTGCTGGTGGTTGTTCTTCAAATACTCGTGGTATTTTTGGTGGAGGAAGTTTAACACCAGGCGGAACTCATACTAATGTAATAGAGTTTTTTACTATATCAACACTTGGAAACACTGCAGACTTTGGAGATTTAACTCAAACAAGGAGAGTAAACAATTCTTCTTGTTCTAATGCATTAAGAGGTTTATTTGCTGGAGGTCTAACTCCTTCACATGTAAATACTATAGATTTTATTACGATTGCAACTCTAGGAAATGCACAAGACTTTGGAGATTTATTAACAGCGACTGCTTCAAGCTCTGGATGTTCTTCAAGCACTCGTGGTGTCTTTAGTGGAGGAACTTCTCCATCATACACAAATACAATCGCATATGTGACTATATTAACAATAGGAAACGCGGTTGATTTTGGCGATTTAACGGTTGCAAGAGAATCGCCAAGTGCTTGCTCCAACGGTCACGGAGGTCTATAAGAAATGTCTGACTTTAAAATCGACCAAATTAGCAATCAGGCAGGAACCGCAGGACCAGACATTGCAGGCATTACAACATTCAGTAGCACATCAGGAATGTTGATGCCTAGTGGAGCAACAGAGTATCGTGGTGGAAGAGGAAGAGGTGTTTTTGGTGCTCGTTATTCAACACCAACATCTAGAAATAATATTGAATTTATTACAATCTCAAGCACAGGAAACGCAACGGATTTTGGAGATTCTTCTGTCAATAGGTATCAATCGGGTGCTTGTGCATCATCTACTCGCGGTGTATTTGCTGGAGGATATGCTCCAGGAGCATCGAATATAATTGACTTTATAACAATTTCATCTACAGGAAATACATTTGATTTTGGTGATTTAACACTATCAAGATATGGATTAGCAGGATTATCAAACAATACTCGTGGCATTTTTGCTGGTGGAATTGGTGCTGGACCATTAGCAGTTTCAAATATAGACTTTATTACAATATCAACATTAGGTAATGCATCAAATTTTGGGTCCTTATATTTAAGACAAAGACTTTCTCAAGGATGTGCATCTCCTACTAGAGGAATTATTTCCAGTGGATATGATGCTCCATCTGCAACTAATGTAATACAATACATAACTATTTCCACTCTCGGAGATTCGATTGATTTTGGAGATGCGACTCAACCAAGATATGGTTCTGGTACAGCATCAAATTCAATAAGAGGAGTATTTGGAGGAGGTTTTAATCCATCACCTTTAGCGGCAGGTGTTAATACTATTGATTATGTTACAATTGCTTCAACTGGGGATGCAATTGATTTTGGAGACTTGACACAATTGAGATATACTGCTGGAGGATGTGCATCATCTACTCGTGGTGTGTTTGGTGGAGGTTTTAATCCATCACCATTAAGTGCTTATGTAAATACAATTGATTATGTGACTATTATGAGTACAGGAAACGCAATTGATTTTGGAGATTTAATTCAGCAAGGGGGCGATATCGCAGGTTGCTCTGACGCTCACGGAGGTTTAGGAGACTAATATGCCTATCAACGAAAACGCACCACTAGTTGTATTACCAGGAGCAATCAGATTCAACACGGACTCGATGAAGTTAGAGTATTATCGTGGTGGTCCTGTAGGATTTGGAACCACTACAACGACTGGTGAATGGGTCAATCTTACAACAGACTCACCAGACATTCAGACTGGTGGAACTCGTGGTTTGTTCGCAGGAGGTTATACTCCTTCTGCGACTAATGTAATTGAATATATAACAATTTCAACAACAGGGAATGCAATTGATTTTGGAGATTTAAGTCAAACACGTACCATTCCAGCAGCATCGGCATCATCTACAAGAGGACTTTTTAGTGGTGGTCAAATACAACCATCTTTTGTAAATCAAAATACAATAGATTATATTACAATATCATCAACAGGAAATGCACAAGACTTTGGAGATTTAACGAGAACTACTAATTCTAGTGCATCTTGTTCGTCATCTACTAGAAGTTTAAATGCTGGTGGAGGTTCAAATACAATTGATTATATCACAATATCATCAACAGGAAATGCACAAGACTTTGGAGATTTAACTAGAAGTGTATTTAGATTTTCTGCTTGTGCATCATCAACTCGTGGTATTTTTGGTGGAGGAAATTCAGCACCAGTTTCAGCAACTAATGTTATTGATTTTGTAACTATATCTACATTAGGAAATGCTGCAGATTTTGGAGATTTATTAACTACTAGACAAACACCCGGAGCATGTTCTAATGCAACTCGTGGGTTATTTGGTGGAGGGTATAATCCATCAAATCTAAATGTAATAGAGTACATTACGATTGCTGCTCTAGGAAATGCATTAGATTTTGGAGATTTAACAGTTGCTCGTGCTTATAATGCAGGAACATCTTCTTCTACTCGCGGGGTTTTTGGTGGAGGAAATTCTAATGTAATTGATTATGTAACAATAATGTCTATTGGAAATGCAATTGATTTTGGTGATTTAACTTTTGCTCAATATGATACTTCAAATGCCTGCTCCAACGGTCATGGTGGTCTTGGATAAATAACTAAAAAGTATAAAGATGTCTGTTATTAAGGTCAATAATATTACAAGTCGAGATGGGACAACAGGACCAGTGATTGCAGGTATCGCTACTGTGTCCACAACGTCTCATTTTGTTGTTCCGACTGGAAATACAGGACAGAAAGTTGCATTAGCACCAGATCCATATATTAACAACTTGGTTCTTGCACTACCGTTTAATAGTGAGAGTGTTTTTGATGATGTTTCTTCAAGAAATCAAGGAACATTTTCTGGAAGAGGTTCTGTAGGTTTTGCAACGACAACAGCAAGTCTTCCATTTGGTGTGAGTGGAGTTACAACAACATCAGTAGGTATTGTAACATTCTCCAAGTATTATGGAACTTCTGTTGGTTTTAATACTACTATTTCAGCCACTCAAGCACTTCAAAATATTAATACATCAGACTATCAGTTTGGTGGGCAAGACTTTACAGTAGAGTGTTGGATCTATCTAAGATCATTCTTTGATAGTGGTGATGGAGATTATCCTGTTGTCGTAAAATGTTCAACTAATTCTAGTTGGTTGACAGGATGGTCTTTTGGTTTAAGAAATACTAGTAAATTTAATTGGTATGCAAATGGGACCGGTGTTGATGGGCAATCTTATACCTATGATAATGCTAGTGTGTCAACATACTCCACAAATACTTGGTATCACATTGCTGTTGTAAGAAAAAATCTTACACGTTCTTTATATGTTAATGGCGTATTGGATGGATCTAATACTGATCTTTTGAATTATCAACCAACATCAATCATATCTATTGGTAATGATATAGAACAACCAGCTGGTTTTTCCGGTTACTTACAAGACCTTCGTATCTACAAAGGTGTAGCAAAGTACACATCAAACTTCACACCTCCTACACAGATTGCATTATAAGTTATGCCAGTACCATCAGGAGCACTACGATTTAATTCAGATTCTGGAAAACTAGAATACTACAACGGGGAAGCGTGGTGGCAGATTGATAGTTTCACACCAGACTCTGCGACTGGTGGTGCTCGTGGTGTTTTTGGTGGTGGATATGTTCCTTCTCCTGGTAGCGGAAATCAAAATGTAATTGATTATGTAACTATTTCAACAACTGGTAATGCAATTGACTTTGGAGATCTTACTGTTGCTAGAAGAGGTGGTAGAGGTTCTTTAGCATCTGCAATAAGAGGCGTGTGGTTTGGTGGATTTACATCTGGTGATGTTAATATCATTGACTATGTTACAATCTCATCGACAGGAAATGCGTTAGATTTTGGTGATGGAACATCAAGTAGAAGAGATGCTGGTGGACTATCTAATAGCACAAGAGGTTTATTTGGTGGTGGTGTTTCGGGTCCTTCAACAGTCAATATTATAGAATATATAACAATAGCATCAACTGGAGATTCAAGAGATTTTGGAGATTTAATTTCGTCCGTTAGAAGTCTTGGTTCTTGCTCATCAACAACAAGAGGTGTGTGGGGAGGAGAATATTTTTCTCCTGCAGGAACAAATACGAATGTAATTCAATTTATTACAATTGCATCATTGGGAAATACATCAGACTTTGGCGATTTAACACAAGCAAGAAGTGCTACAAATGCTTGCTCAAATGCAACAAGAGGTTTATTTGGTGGAGGTTCAACTCCAGGACTAGTAAATACAATTGATTACATTTCAATAGCATCTCTTGGAAATGCACTAGATTTTGGAGATTTAACACAAGCAGCAACTCAAGCAGCAGCAGCATCCTCATCAACTCGTGGAGTTTGGGCAGGAGGTGCTGTGCCTAGTATCTCAAATGTTACTGCATATGTGACTATATTAACAACAGGAAATGCAATAGACTTTGGAGACTTAACAGTTGCGAGAGATAATGGAATTGGTGGTCTATCCAACGGTCACGGAGGTCTCTAACAAATAGAATTACTGCAATCTCTACGGGCAGGAGAGGAGAAATCCTCTCCGTTGTTTTATATTACCAACACCAGACGACTGCTGACCAGCGCCTCCCGACAGTTACTTCATCAACGCGGTGAGGATAAAGAAACAGACTAGGCCACGCTATGATTGAACCAGCAGCTGGTTTCACTTTATAATCGTCCCAAAAGACCAGTTCTCCACCTTCATAATTATCATTCAAGCAGATAATCATACTTAAAACTGGTATGCCTTGCTCTGGTGGAGAAAATAAACTCCGGATATGGTCCATGTGGCAGCGCATAATCATACCAGGTTCATAACGATTAAAACGAACCTTACTAAACTTGTTCATAATCTGACTAGTTCTATCTCCACCACCTTCAAATAGAACTTTTTGATTATAAATTCCACCCATTTGGATAATGAATGGCGTCAACAAGTTTTGAAGTTCATCGGTAGTATTCTGAACCTCAAGTTCTTTAGTTTCTTCAGAACCAAAAGTTCCTTGAATAGAGTTATACCAAGTGTGTTTGCCCCACTCTCTCTTTTCAATATCATCAATGATATAATCACAGAGATTCTGTGGAATCAATTGTTCCACCAAAATTAAATCTTTAAGAGTTGAATCTGGATTGTTTAAAGTCATCTATAAATCTCCTATTAAATGCAACGGTCTAGTGGTAAATAGGTCAAAGAATTTACGTCGCCAAGACTACCCTTTGCCCAAGTATTAAAGGACAAACTAATTCTTTCAGTTTCTGACTGGTTTGCAGGCACACTATGAGTCAAATTACTTGGAAAGATAATCAATTCTCCTGCTTTCATAGGTAGAAGAAATGTAGCACTATTAAAGTTATTGTATTTCTGAACACTCAAAGATACATCTCTTTGTGCTTTACTACGAAACTGGATTGGTGGGAGTTGTTCACTAATCACAGGATACCAAACACCACTGACCAAACTATTTGGATGAACGTGTTCATGATGAGACTCACCTTTACCAGACTTATTAATCCAAGACTGTGTAATTACCAGTTGATTATCAGAACTCATAATTTCAGTCACGAACTTATGAATTTTGGATTCAATAAATGCCTTAATATTACTGAGTTCTGGTTTGTCTAATACAAATGTATCTTCTGATTGTCTGTTATAATGTATTACGTTTCCTGCATCACCACCTTTGTTTTCTCTACGGCAAGGAAGATTGCGAATAAACTCCAACTCTTTTTCATAAGTTAGAGGGTATTGTGCAATCAAGACTGGTGTTGGAAATAATGATAGAAGTTCGTCTTGAGACATGTTAAAAATATTTTTGATTATTATATCAGAGTCTTAAAGATAAATCAAGATACAACTTATCTTCAATGGAGACAAACCTAGTCTAGTTGATTTTTATGAGGTTGTCAAGTAGAATAAATAAAGGAAAAGTAGTCGGTTAATAATGGCATTTACCAAGATTGCTGCCGCTGGTATTGGAAGCACAGGAACTTTCTTATTTGATAACCTGAACGTTACTGGAGTTTCGACATTCGGAAACACAGTTGTTGGTGGTGCCACAACAGAATTAATTGTTAGTGGTGATGCAAGAGTCACTGGCATTCTTACGATCGGAACCAGTTCAATTACACTTGATGGAAGTAACAATCAAGTCAATGTAGGAACTGGTGTTACGATTCATCACAGTAATGGTGTTCAAGTCGGCAGAAATACTTTACATTCTGAAGGTCTTATAGTAAACTCACTGAATGCTTCTGGAGTGATTACTGCGACAAGTTTTTATGGAGACGGAACAAACTTAACTAATACTGGTTCAACATTAAGTGCTGCTTCTGGTTCACAGAGAGTTGTTCTGACTGGGCAGACTTCAGGAACGATGACTGCTTCGGCAACAAGTTCTAGTTTATCTTTTAATGCATCTACTGGAGCATTGAGTGCTACAAGTTTTAGTGGGTCTGGTGCTAACTTAACTGGTATTGCTGCGACTACTAATGTAAGAACTGATAGTCTTGTAGTATCTGGAATTACCACTGCGACTGGTGGTGTTCAAGGTAATGTAATAGGTAATCTGACGGGTAATGTAAATGCAAGTGGAGTTTCTACATTTTCTGGTGGTGTTGTAGTTGCTGCTGGTAGTGCTGGCGCTCCATCTATCAGTCCAACAGGGGACAATAATACAGGTATATTTTTTCCTGCTGCTGATACTATTGGTTTTTCGAACGGTGGAAGTGAAAAATGGCGTATTGGTGGATCTACGTATGAATACACAAATCTAACAAATTATGGAACTAATTTTGATGATTATAAACCTTGTCTTTCTTCATATCGTTCTTCTGGAGGATCTAGTAGTACAGAAACCTTTGATTCTACTATTGGTAACGGTTCTTGGAATAGTAAAACTTTAACATATAATCAAATAATTCAAACTTCACACGGATATGCTCCTGCCGTAACCAATCGTGCTGTTATAGGATCATATGTGTATGCTTCCAATAATGGTTCGGGAGATAATAGTTTTCCAACTGGTGGTAGTGGAACTTCTTATTGGACTCCAAATGGATGTGCTATTTGGGGAAATAGTGGCGGTGCTAGTGGTAATCAAGGAACAGCATCGATACGTGCCGATTTTCAATCATATTATTATTCTGGTTCAGCATTTTATGCTAGAGTTTTAAATGGAGTGACGAGTGGTGTTGGTTATGGATTACATGTAGATCTTGGGGGACATCCATTTGGGGGGAGACAAGTTGGAGTTTATGTTCGCCAAATGGATAATCAGACAATGACCGGCAATGCTGGATATGTATATAAGAGACATAATACAAGCAACACCTTCTGGGTTATGCAAGTTGAAAATGGTGCAGGAAGTACAATTGGTGGAATTACTTGCACCAATACAAATACTGCCTTTCCAACAAGTTCTGATTATAGATTAAAAGAAAATGTTGTTCCTCTCACTGGAGCAATTGACAAAGTTAAACAAATACCTGTTCATAGATTTAACTTTATTGCATCGCCAGAAATTACTCAAGATGGATTTTTAGCACACGAACTTCAACCTATTGTTCCAATTGCTGTTGATGGTGATAAGGATGAAGTTGAGACTCTACCAAAAAAAGATGAAGACGGAAACTTTATTTATAATGGTGAAGGTGATGAAAGAACACCAATTTTTAAAACAGTTCCAAAATATCAAACCGTTGATTATTCTAAAGTAGTTCCTCTTCTTACAGCAGCACTTCAAGAAGCACTTACAGAGATAGAAACCTTAAAGGCAAGACTTGATGCTGCAGGTCTCTAAACCCCTTGACAACTCCCCAGATTTCCCTTATAATACTCTTGTCTTTCAGTTCTTTGTATCTTTGAGAATGAAAGATCCTCTTCGGTGGTGTGAAGAGGTGGGTTGGTGGTATCATAAAGGAGGGCATAAAACCCTCCTTTTTTCTTATATAAATTATTAATAAATCTTAAAAATATGAACTTTGCCGTATATTCTAAAGACGATTGCCCCTTTTGCTACAAGATCAAACAAGTTCTTGAGTTGACTGGAAGTAACTTTGTGGTGTATAATCTAGGAGAACACTTCACAAAAGAAGAGTTTTATGCCGAGTTTGGTGAAGAATCAACTTTCCCACAAGTTGTCTGTGATGATCAAAAATTAGGAGGGTGCATTGACACGATACAATTCCTCAAGAAAAGACAAATCATTAAATCCTGACCTAAATAAAAGTGAAGATCATTTCAATCGTGGTGTTGAACTGATACTCAACGGAGGCAAAAGAAAGCAGACTCAACCATTCCATCTTATCTTTGAGAAGATAGTTTGCTTTCTGAATCGGGAAGTCACTATCTACTTGGAGTTTTCCTTCAAGATAAGGAAGAAAAAGTAATTTCCCGGAGAACACAAATGTTAGCAATCAGTTTAGTTTTAGGTTCATTTCTAACAGTATTGTTTCTGATTGTGGGAGTCGTGCTTGGTTGGGTAGCGCGAGAATATATGATGAATCATCAAGAAGGACCAAAACAAATTGCCTATCATCCAGAGTTTTATGATAAGGATGGTGAGTTAATTGACCAAGAAATTGTATCAGTAAGATTTGAACCAGGATATTTCGAAGATGACTTTGAAATGGAAGAGGATGAAGATTAATTCATAAATAACCCTAATAGTATTCAACATTCTGTTACTTATATGACAACGACAACAAAAGCAAAAACTGCTGTTAAAAAAGCAACACCAAAAGCAAAACCAGTAGAAACACCGATTCAGGATCTTCCTGCAAATCCTTTTGTCTTTGAGATTCTGAACATTGTAGTTAAACAACGAAGCAATGCTAAAAAGATTGAAGCACTCAAGAAGTTTGAGCATCCCTGTCTAAAGGCAATCTTCATTTGGAACTTTGATGAATCAATTGTTTCAGCACTTCCTCCCGGCGATGTTCCTTATGCTGCTGTGGATGAGATGGATTCATTCAAAGGAACCTTGAGTGAAAAAATTAATGATGCAGTTGAAAAGATGGGAGAACTTGGAACCAACTCACTAGGTTCTCAAGATCAGGGAAGGTCTTCAATTCGCAAAGAATATGATAAGTTTTATAATTTTGTCAAGGGTGGTAATGATGGATTGAGTTCAATGCGTAGAGAGACGATGTTTATTAATACTCTTCAAGGTCTTCATCCTCTTGAAGCAGAAATTGTTTGCCTTTGCAAAGATAAGAAACTGGACACAAAGTATAAGATCAGTAGAGATATTGTTTCGCAGGCATATCCTGATATTCAGTGGGGAGGTCGTTCTTGAGCAAACTTCGTGATGTGGCAACGAAAAATACAGAAACGACTATGGAAAACTGGACTCCCGCAGAAAAAGAAACCTGTAAGTCACGCTACGGTTGTGACATTATGATTGAGAATGGTTCTTATGCGGAAGTTTGCACAAAAGAAGCACCTAGTGATGCTTATATTGTGCAGTATATGGTGGATGGTAAGATTTGTTTTGATCTGACCAGAGGTGCAAAAATTCGACTGTTTGATATGTATTGGGATAAGTTTCGTGAGAATCTAAAGAGTGTTGAATTTGGATATGGGAGAGTCAATCCAAAACTCTGGGGTTATAAATCACCCGAAAAGAAAAAGCGAAAGTGATTTCCCAGATCGGGTAAAAAAATCTCCGGTAAAAATTCTTACGCGATGATTTTTTAAAATTGTATCACATGTTACAAAATAAGTCTTATAAATTTACTAAGAGTATTTTATAATACTCTTTACGTTCATCGGAGAAATCCGACGCAAGTAGGACGGCGGAACGGCACGTTCATTCGCTATTCGCAAATAGCGAACGCAAACCGCCCGAAGGAACGGGACTAATCATCTCATTCTGGAGGAAATTCTAATGTCACAAGTCGTGTATAGGGGTGTCGCATATGACACCGAAGTTCGTCGCCAAGCACAACAGCAGGCACAACAACAACCCCAACAATACAACGAAACATATCGTGGAGTTAAGTTTGTAAAGGGGAATGTAAAATGAATACTTATTTTGTTCGCTACTTAAAGCAAAAAGTCAGGAGAGAAAATCTTCTCAAAATTGCACAACTGAATATGGCAAAGCAACCACAAGTTGCTTAACAAATCAGAGAGGGACTTGACTCCCTCTCTTTTTTTATGTAGAATGCTTGAAGAGAATACTATCCTATGGACAAAGACCGATTAAAACTGATTGTTCGTAATCTGGAACTTCTTGTTGACTCCTTAAAAGCAGAAATCTATTCGGATACAACTGCTTATAGGTATGATGATATTCGACCTAAAGAACTGGATTATGATGAAATTTTCGAGGATTCTGAATGAGTAGAGCAAAGCAATTGGTTAAATTATTAGAAAGAATGTTGAAACAAGACCACTTGTTTTCGGAAGAACAAATTGTAGAAATCAAACAACAATTGCGAGTTGTCAAGAAAGAACTCGCAGAAGTCGAAGCACAAACATCAAAAGGATTTGGAAAGAAATGACTGTAAAACTAATTAGCGTTACACCAGATGCAGAAAAAACAATGGCGTATGTTGCAAGAGTTAGCAATCCTGCGAATCAAGACAACGAAAACTATGCCAAGTTGCTTGCTTATTGTATTAAGCATAATCATTGGTCTGTGTTTGAGCAGTCTTTTATGACTCTTGAGATTGAGACCAATCGTGGTATCGCAGCACAAGTGCTTCGTCATAGGAGCTTCACATTTCAGGAATTTTCGCAACGTTATGCAGATACTAATCTAATCACCGAAAATATTCCGATTCCTGATCTTCGTAAGCAAGACACCAAGAATCGCCAAAATTCTACAGATGATTTGGGTGATTATGTAAAACTCAAATTCCAGACAGAAATTGCCGAACTGTTTACGCACTCTAATAACCTCTACAAGCGAATGTTGGAGGCAGGCGTAGCAAAAGAGTGTGCAAGGTTTATATTGCCCTTAGCGACGCCCACACGCATCTATATGACGGGCTCGTGCAGGTCTTGGATACATTATATCAATCTTCGTTCTGCAAACGGAACTCAAAAAGAACATATGGACATTGCACTTGCTTGCAAAGAAGTTTTTAAAGAGCAATTTCCTTCAGTGTCAGAGGCACTGGAATGGGTCTAAATATTTTTGTGTTGAAATTATAACTGATGCCTACATATCGATTTGAAAATACAGAAACTGGGGAAATCTTTGAGAAATGGATGCTAATGGCAGAAAAAGAACCATATCTCAAAGAAAATCCCCATCTCAAACCCCTCATTCCAACTCAAATGAATGTTGGTGAAGTGGGTGATTGGAGGAATAAATTAACCTCCAAACATCCCTCATGGAATACTGTCCTAGAAAAAGCAAGCAAAGCACCAGGTTCAACTGTAAAGAAACTCTAATATGGCAAGAAGAAAAAGAGGAAACAATGACCAACCAATCGGAGTTGGTCTTACAGCAAAGCAGGCAAAAAGAAAGAAACCATTAAGTTCAGAGTATTTGGTTGATATAGAACCTCTTACAGACAATCAAAAGCGTCTGTTTGATTCCTATGCAGATGGAAAGCACATTGTTGCTTATGGTTGTGCCGGAACTGGTAAGACGTTCATTACACTTTACAATGCTCTTGTAGATGTTCTTGATGAAAGAACTCCCTATGAGAAAATTTATCTTGTTAGGTCACTGGTCGCTACAAGAGAGATTGGATTCTTGCCTGGTAGTCACGATGATAAGGCAGATATTTACCAGATTCCTTATAAGAATATGGTGAAGTATATGTTCCAAATGCCTTCTGATGCTGACTTTGAAATGCTCTATGGAAATCTAAAGTCACAGGAAACAGTTAAGTTTTGGAGCACCTCATTCTTAAGAGGCACAACTCTTGATAATGCAATCATCATTGTGGATGAATTCCAAAACCTTTCATTTCACGAATTGGATTCTATCATTACTCGTGTGGGTGAAAATACCAAGATTTGTTTCTGCGGCGATGCTTCTCAATCAGATTTGCAGAAAACAAACGAGCGTAATGGTATTGTAGACTTTATGAATGTGTTGCGTAAAATGCATTCTTTTGATATAATTGAATTTGGTGTAGAAGACATTGTTCGTTCTGGACTTGTTAAAGAATACATTATCGCTAAATTGGATGCTGGTTTTTAATGTTTAATCATATTGATATTGAACTCCCAAAGTTAGAGCGTGAGACAATAGATGGTGTTAGGTATTATAAAGTGCCTGATGATGAAGAACTTCTTAAACTAGTTTCAATCACTTCTGTTACGAGTCATTTCAATCGTGAAATATTTGTCAAGTGGCGTAAAAAGGTTGGTGAAGAAGAGGCGCAGAAGATTACTAAAGCGGCTACTTCTAGAGGCACGGATATGCATTCTCTCGTTGAGAATTATCTTTACAATCAGGATCTCCCGCCTGTTCCGCCGCTTCCGGATTTTCTTTTTAAGATTGCGAAAACGGAACTTAATCGTATAAATAATATCTATGCTCTTGAAGGATCCCTATATAGTAAGCAACTGGGAATTGCAGGGACTGTTGATTGTATCGCAGAGCACAATGGTGAATTAGCAATAATTGACTTTAAGACTTCTAAAAAACCCAAACCACGGGAATGGATAGATCACTATTTCGTTCAGTGTATGGCGTATGGAGCGATGTTCTATGAACTCACAGGCATCCCCATCAAAAAACTTGTAATCATTATGTCTTGTGAAAATGGAGAATGTATCATTTATGAAGAAAGAGACAAATCAAAGTATCTCAAATTACTTACCCAATATATTAGAACATTTGTTAGAGACAAACTCGCAGAATATGGAACCAAATAAAGAACTAGAACAGGTCATAGAAAATAAGTTTCTGACTCCTTCAAAGTTTGCTCTAGAAATAGAGAAAATTGTAATTGAAGAAAATTTCAATTATATTGATGCAATTTGTCATTTTTGTGAGATTAACAATCTTGAGGTTGAGTCAGTCACAAAACTTATTTCAAAACCTCTAAAAGAGAAGTTGAAATATGATGCGATTAGTCTAAACTTTATGAAACGTACATCAAGAGCAAAACTGCCTTTATGATTGTGACGCCTTTTGAAGTCTATCAAAATTATTTAAGTCTCAAATCACACTTTACAAATCCCAAATACGACTACTTCAAATACAATAAAAAAGTTAGAGCAACTCTAACTTCCTTTAATCGTCGCAAAGATAAGTATTTCTTCGAACGCACTTCGCGCAAACTATCTGACAAAGAAGTCGTAGATTTTTTAGTATCAAACTTTGTAGCATCAGACAACCCGAGTAATTTATGGATTGGTTCTTTAATAAATGGCGGAGAGCAAGTTTATACAGAATGGATGCGACGACAGCAGAGTTTAAGTTACTTGTTCAAGGAACAAAGCAACGAATTGTTCTCGCAGACAAAATTAGAGGATGCCTTGAATTGCTCCAAAGGACATCCACCAATTCTAAAAAGTTTTTTAAGCGGTAAAATTTGCTTGGAAACTTTGGTAATCTATGATAAAATATTTGGGTTTAGTAAAAAGTTTGATAAGAAATTATTAGACCCAGTGTGGGAAACCGTCAGTTTAAAGATTGTAAAGTATGCCCCCTTTCTAAATACAGACATATTCCAGTATAAAAGAATTTTACGGGAAATCATCGATGAGTAAATTTTTTGATTCTGATATTATTCAGGAAGAACTGAAAGAAATCAATCAGTTACAAGAGAGTATTTACGGAAGTATTCTTTCTTTTGGTATGATGGATCGTGAAACGAAACTGGAACATATTGAAAAACTTGAAATGTTACTTGAAAAACAACGAGTAATGTATACAAGACTATCTCTTTCTGATGACCCACAAGCGGTTATAATGAAAGATAATCTTCGTAAATCAGTTGCTCTGATGGGATTCCCACCAGAGACTGATATGGGAGTGCTGTTTAGTAGTATGACCAAAACCATAGAATCTCTCAAGCAATACATTGACGGTTGAGAGCATTTTTGCTATAATATCCAAGGAATCCAATTCATCCCATTTATCCAACGTATCTAAAATGAGTTTCGCAAATCTTAAAAAACAATCCAAACTTGGTTCTCTCACCGAAAAACTGGTGAAGCAAGTTGAAAAAATGAACAACTCCGAAAGTTCTAGTGACGATCGCTTTTGGAAGTTGAGTGTTGATAAAGGCAATAATGGTTATGCAGTCATTCGTTTTCTTCCTGCTCCTGATGGAGAAGACCTGCCGTTTGTCAAGGTTTATAGTCACGCATTTCAAGGACCTGGTGGTTGGTTGATTGACCAGTGCCTTACTACAGTAAATCAAAAGTGTCCAGTGTGCGAATACAACTCCGGACTCTGGAACAATGGCACTGATGCTGGTAAAGAAGTTGCTCGTAAGCAGAAGCGTAAACTGACTTATGTGAGTAATGTTTATGTTGTCAAAGACCCTGCGAATCCTGAAAACGAAGGTAAGGTCTTCCTCTTTAAGTATGGTAAGAAAATCTTTGATAAGATTATGGAAGCAATGCAACCTGAATATGAGGACGAAACTCCGATTAACGCATTTGACTTCTGGCAAGGTGCAAACTTCAAACTGAAGGCAAAGAGTGTTGCTGGTTATCGTAACTATGATTCCAGTGAGTTTGCGACTCCTGGTGCTCTTCTGGACGATGATGATGCAATGGAAGCAATCTGGAAGAAGCAGTATTCGCTTACTGAATTTGTTGCTGCCGACCAGTTCAAGACTTATGATGAACTGAAGAAGCGTCTTGACTCTGTGCTTGGTGCTAAGACTTCTACTCGTCTTGATGAAGAAGTTGAGGATGAAGACGATACTCGTGGTTCAGTTCGTGACCTTGATGATGGTCTTCGTAGTGAACTCAATAATCTTCAACCCACTCGTCGTGCTGCTGCTCCAGTGGAAGAAGATGAGGATGATGACGCACTTTCATACTTTGCCCGCTTGGCAGAAGACTGATGTGTATGAGGAGGAGAGAATTCTCCTCCCTTAAAATGGAATTGTAACTTTCGTATTTTCTGTTTTAATCAATTTATCACTTACATACTGCGATGATCTATCATAAATCATCGCTTTTCTTGTATCGTTGATAACTTGTTGCAGGTATCTTGGTTTGAGGACATAAATGCCTCTTTTATCATTATTTTTTAGCACTTCATACTCATAATTACTCACACCCACAATTGGATCTGAAATACGAATAACATTTGCTCCAAGTTGAGTTGCATCATTCGTATAAAGATTTCCATCGTAAGTATAATAAATTTTAAAGTCTTCATCAACAACTTGACCAGAAGGAAGAATTAAACGGTCTTCTGGGTCTTTGACTTCTGTGGTCTCATAATGATGGACTGCATTCAAATCATTTCCATAAATTGATTCTGCATAATCATAAACTTGTTTGTCAGAGAGTGGCCATTCGTCTCTGACTCTTATGATTCCTGCGGATACAATTACAACCCAATCATATTGAACACTACCATAAAGTTCTTGTGCAACTAACTCTGGTCTTGATCCATCTGGAATCTGATACTTATCAAAGACAGTGAAGACGTTTTGTAAATCATCACGAAGTTTGACTCTACGAAATAGATTCTTTACAGTCACATATTGTTGAGAAGATTTTGAATCCGGTAAAAATGATTGATATTCTAGATTTGGAAGTTCTCTGAAGTAAGTCATCAGTATCCAACTCCTATGTCTGAATTTTTATAATCTTCTGCATAAATTGGTGATAGTTCTTGAAACTGTAGAGTTAATTGCATATGCACTGGAGTTGCGTCAGGATATGTTGCATATTGTGCAGAACCATTATAATTTACACTCATTTGTGTAAGGGCACAAGGTTTGAAAGTATGTAAAAATGGGTGTTGTTTTCCCCCACTCATGTATTGCAATTTAAAAACATTTGGTGCTTTAACAAAAAGACCATTTCCATTTACATCTGGTGTTCCTTTTCTAGGAGTCATGTTTATTTTAAATCTTCTAATGATCTTTTTAATCATTTGAGATTCATCTACAGATCTAGGAACCATATCAAATGTAAAATTAAACGCAGGACGTATTGTAACTCCATTAAAAAGAAGTTCTACATTTTCATTGAATACTTGTCCAGTTGCTCTTGAAATAATTTGGTTAATATTTCCCTGACCTAATGCCGCTTGTAAACCTGCAGCAGCTGCTCCAGCGGCCGCTGCAGATTGTCCTTCTCCAGTAGATAATGCACCACCAATTTTTTCAAAAAACTTTGATCCGGATTTAAATAATGATCCTACAAGATTTGAACTTAGAACTGCTTCGGCACCAGCTGAAGCTAAATTTGCTGCAATAGGATTCATTGTTCCAGATTGCCAATCTGCACCGTTATTATCTTGAATATTTGCAGGCATTGGTAAAATAATGGTTGTTTGAGAAGTTTTGATACTTTCTCTCAATGCATCTTCACTGGTGTCAAGAGCAAAACTATTTTGTCCTTTTAATCCTAAACCTGGTGGTTTATATTCAAGAACTTGTATTTTAAAGTAATCATCTTGTGGCCCAATATTATTACGAGGATATCTTAATAATTCTGCCATTTATTTTTTTAACTATTTATTGCTAATTTCTTATTATTCTTTTATAAGGAATTGATTTTAAAGTATTATATTCTTGAGGTGTTAATTCATATAAACCACTTACTAATCTATCACCATCTTCAGTATTATATTGTCTTATTTTACCCCAATGATAATTAAAAGCACGGAATCCTTTGGGTAACATATCTCCCGCAATAATTAAAGGGTGGCGATCATAAAGTATTTTAGGGGTAGCAGCATAATAAATGTAAGTATAATATTTACCAGGAACTGGAAAATTTCTTTTTGTATCACTTGCAATTGTCAAAATTTCATCCATTAATTGTTCAGGTGTTTCATTTCCAAATAAAGAATCTTTAAACTTTGAGAATCTATTTGCTGAACGACTTGTTCCTGACAATTTGGGGGATTTTGGATTAGCACTTTTATAGTCATGATCATTTTTGATTAAACTAATCAGTTGAGTTTTGGTTAATCTTTGATATCCACTAATTCTACCTTGTCCAGATGCAGTAGTATAGTATATTTTGTATTCTTCAGCGATTTCAATTAATTCACCTTTAGTGTAATCTTCTAATCTTTTTTCGTATCCTGTGAGTGCCATTACTTGATACCTAATTCATGTTCGGTAATCACCTTGAATTCATATCCACGATCAGCACACCATTCTCGTGCTGCTTCCCACTTTGATTGATTCTTTGCATACTCATAAACCTCAGCAATGTATTTCTTTGTTTGTCTTTGTGGTTTAGTGGGGGGAACTGTTTGTTTTGATGGTTTAATTTCAATCATATATTTTTTAATGCTCCCATCAGATTCTTTGACTTTGATAAGGAAATCGGGAAAATATCTATGAACCTTTCCATCCAATGGAGATCTATAAGGAATACATTTTTCTTCTGATGACCATTCAATTATTTTTTCATTTGTATCACAATAGACGCAAAATTTACGTTCCCATAAAGATCTGTATATAATATTTGTTGGGTCACCAGAGTATTTTTCTGGATATGACGGTTTATATTTTCCTTTGTATGACATCTAAATACTTGTAACAAGAAACTCATAATAGGTATTTAGAGTGGCGTTACCACGCAGAATATCAGACATCAAACCACTATTTACAAATCTGGCACAAACTTCTCATTATGAAGTTAAGTTTGGTGGACTTTCTGGACAACTGATGAGTTATTTAAGAACCAGAGGAGTATCATCAAGATTTGTTGCTGAGGATGCTGGTCTTCTGTGCCATAATGCAGTTTTACCAACATCACAATTCGCAACTGTAGATGTTCCTGGAAATTATACTGGAATCACACAAACGTTTGCTCATAGAAGAATTTATCAGGATATAAGTCTTGAGTTTTATGTCGATAATAATTACAACACATTGAAATTTTTAGAGCATTGGATGGAATTTATTGCAAGTGGATCATCAAATCCAATTAACGGCAATAACCTTCCAATCAACATGAACGTTGATGAAGGTTATTTCATAAGAATGCAATATCCAGAATATTATAAATCAAACCGAACAAGAATCATTAAATTTGATCGTGATTATCGAAGAGAAATAGAATATACTTTTGTTGGATTATATCCATATAATATTTCATCTATACCAGTTTCTTATGGTCAATCTGATGTATTGAAAATGCAAGTGACATTTAAAATTGATCGTTACGTTATTGGAAGATCTTATAGTGTTGATTATAATAGAAATGATGATAATAATAAACTTCCTTCTCAACCTCAATTACAACCAGTATCTCAACCAAAACCTAGATTAGTTCCAAGGTCTCCTGGATCTATACCATCAAATGGTGTTGAATTATTTCCAGCAAATCAAACCTTAGCAGAGTCACTTTACGGATCTCAAAATAACAGATAAATAATTTCATCATATTTGTGATTGAAAATGTCATTACCTAAGATTGCAACTCCTTCTTATTCTTTAGAAATTCCATCTCTTAAAAAAGAAATTAAATATCGACCATTTCTTGTAAAAGAAGAAAAAATTCTTATTATTGCAATGGAAAGTGAAGACCCAAAGCAAATCGCAGAAGCCGTTAAAACTGTAATTAATAATTGTATTCTAACTAGAGGAATTAAAGTTGAACAACTTGCAACTTTTGATATTGAATACTTATTTTTAAATATTCGTGGAAAATCTGTAGGGGAAACAGTTGATGTTTTAATTACTTGTCCGGATGATGGAAAAACTCAAGTTCCTGTAAGTATTAATCTTGACGATATTCAAATTAGTGTTGATAAAAAACATTCAAGAGATATTAAACTTGATGATAATTTGACTTTGAGAATGAAATATCCATCAATGAATGAATTTATTAAATCCAATTTTGGAAATGATTTTAATATGAGTGTGGACGACACATTCAATTTGATTGTTTCTTGTATGGAACAAGTGTATAATGAGGAAGAATCTTGGTCTGCATCTGATTGCACTCAAAAAGAATTGTCAGAATTTATTGAGCAGTTAAGTTCAAAGCAATTTAAAGAGGTTGAAAATTTCTTTTCTACAATGCCTAAACTTTCTCATACTCTTAAGATTAAGAATCCAAATACTGAAGTTGAAAGCGAAGTATTGCTGGAGGGATTATCAAGTTTTTTCGCTTAGGGATGGCTCATGAAAGTCTTGAGTCATATTATAAGACAAACTTTTCTTTAGTTCAGCATCATAAATATTCATTGACAGAAATAGAAAATATGATACCTTGGGAGCGTGAAATTTATATTGCTCTTCTTAAACAATATATTGAAGAAGAAAACTTAAAGAACCAATCAAATGGCTGAGTTAGATCCTGAAAAAGTTGGCAGATTAGGTGTTGATCCGGGCACAGGGTCTCCTTTGTCTCAAGAAGTTCGTAATGCTCTTTTAAAAAAATCTACTATTGATGCATCTGTTTTTCAAAATATTGAAAGTAGAAGAACACAAACCGATGCACAAAACGCAGAATTGTCTAAAGGGCAGGAACAAGCTCTTTTAGGATTTAATTCGACTCTTCAATCTATAAGAACTGATATTGTAAAACTGGGAACAGGTCTTTCTGGTATTGCTCTTCTTCTTCAGCAAGATGCGGCGGAAGATCAAAATAAAATTAGAGCAGACCAAGAAAAGCAAAGATTATTAACAGAACGCCAAGTTAGAGTCGGAAAAGAAAGTGAAATAGAACAAAAAATTCAAAATGCAATTTCCGAACCTGTCCAGAGGTTAGTTCCACAAGTAAATGATGTTTTTGGTAAAATAGGTGCTGCTCTTGGTATTTTATTTGGTGGGTGGTTAACGAACCAAACTGTTCAAGCAATAAAGGCATCTGAAGAAGGAAATACAAAATTATTCAATGAGATCCGATTTAATATTCTTAAAAATGTTGGAATAGCAGTTGGTGGATTGTTTGCAATCAGAGCAGGATTTTCATTAATTAAAAGAACAATAGGAGCAATTGCTTCAGGACTAACTAAACTTTTGATTGCAAAACCTCTTGCACTTGCTGCTGGTTTAATACCTGGACTTAGAAATGTTCCTACTCCCGGTGGAGGACCAAAACCTTCTGGTGGTAGAGGTCCGGGAATTTTTGGAAGTCTTTTTGCAGGTATTAATGCATTTATGAATGCTAAAAATGGTGAATATGTAGATACTGCAATGATTGCATTGAGTTTATTTGGTCCTGGAAAATTTGTTAAAGGTTTGATGGGAATAGGATTTGCTGCAGATCAAATTGCAGAAATATTTGGAATGAATATATTTGGTAAAGATCCAAATTATGAAAAGCAAGCAGCATCTGTTGTAGAAGAAGCTTTAAAACAAAAAAATAATAAACTAGCAAAGACAGATACAACTTCTTCACCTAAACCAGTTCCTTCTACTGCAACACCTTCTGCAGCACAACCACAAACTCCAATGATGGGTGAGCAAACACCATCAACTCCTGCTCCATCTCCTGATATGGAAAAGAAATTTGAGCAGGCATGGCAGTATCGTAATAATCCTATGGCAAGAGGTAGAATTGAGGATGCTTGGAGTAAAATGACTCCAGATCAACAACAGCAGGCCAAAACTTGGGCACAAACAAAGGGTTATGATTGGAATGAAATGAAATTAAAGGATGCTGTTGACATGAGTGATTTGAAACAGCAACCATCTAAAACTGAAACTGCAGAGATAAGTCCGGCACAAGTATCAATGCCACTTAGAGAACCACAACAAGTTGGTCAATTGCCAGAACCAAAACCATCACTGACAATGATCAAAACGTCAAATAATCAATCTCAACAGGTAATTCCCCCACTAACAAATGAACCTTTGACTGACGTTCCATTAATCAATTCGGCAAACCCTGATAATTTTTATGTCTTGTATTCTCAATTAAATTATAATGTGGTGATGTGATATGGCAACTGTATTAGAGTCTCTTCGAAAATCATCTATAAACATTCAAAGTATTTCTCAGACACTATCTGATACTAAAAAAAGCACATCGACAGTAAATAATTCTGTAGAAAATATTTCAAGAATTGTTGCGACAAATACTAGAGTTAAAAGGGAATTATTTACAAGATCTAATATTTTAAATTCTAGAAGAGAAGAAGCATCTAAAAGACAAGAACTTGAAGATCAAATTGAATCGACAAGAGTATCATCGTCCCCACAATTAGGACTTTCATTTTCATCTAGAAGTGAAAAAGGACCTTTAGGTAGAATATTGGGATTTTTAGGATTTACATTTGCTGGTTGGATTGTAGAAAATCTACCAACATGGATTTTCATGGGGCAGGAGTTTATATCTAGGATTAATTCTTTTGGAAGATCTATGTATAATATGGTCTATAACATGCAAAATATAATCAAATATTTTGGAGATACCTTAAAATATTCTTTTGATGCAGTTCTTCGTCTGGATTTTGATGAGTTTGCTGGAGA